TCCTTCGGCCGCGCCCTGTCGGCGGCCATCACCGGCGACTGGCGCGAAGCCGGCCTCGAGCGCGAGTGTTCCGAGGCGATGAGCAAGATCCTCGGCCGCAGCCCGGAGGGTTTCTATCTGCCTCCCGAGGCCTTCCACCGCGATTTCAACGTCGGCACCGGCTCCGAGGCTGGCAACCTGGTCGCCACCGACCTGCGCACCGACCTGTATGTCGATGTGCTGCGCAACAACCTGGTGATGGCCAAGCTCGGCGCGCGCGTGCTGACCGGCCTGACCTCCAACGTCGATATGCCGCGCAAGGCCACATCCGCGACGATCGGGACGGTGACGGAAATCGGCAGCGCCAGCGAATCCGGCCTGACCACGGCAAAGGTGACGCTGTCGCCCAAGCGCCAGTCGACCTACGTCGAAGTGTCAAAGCAGGCCATCCTGCAGGCCAGCATGAGCCTCGAAGCGATGATCCGGGACGACCTGCTGGCCGGCGTGGCCGTGCAGATCGAAGACCAGTGCATCAACGGCACCGGAACCGCGCCGCAAATGACCGGCATTCGCTATACCGCCAACGTCAGCACGGTCACCAGCGGGACCAACGGCGCCGCGCCGGCGTGGTCGCACTTCGTCGATCTGGAATCCGCCTGTGCCAACGCCAACGCCGAACCCGACATGGTCTCCGGCTACCTGCTCAACACCCGCACGCGCGGCAAGCTGAAGCAGACGCAGTTTGCGACCAATCTGCCGTTTATCTGGCAGAACGGCGCGCAGCCGGTGAACGGCTATCGCGCGGCGATCAGCAACAACATGAAGAACAACTTGACGAAGGGCACCAGCAGCACGGTGTGCTCGTCCGCGATCTTCGGCAGCGACTGGTCGATGGCCACAATCGGCCTGTTCGGCGCGCCGGATATCACGGTCGACCCCTATACCAAAGCCGATACCGGGCAAGTCAAGATCACCCTTAACCAGTTCGCCGACTTCGGTGTGCGCCAGCCCAAGGCGTTCTCCACCATCGACGACCTGCTATCGGGTTGAGCAAAAGCGTACGCCATCCTGCACCGGCAAAACCGGCCCGCAGAATGGAAACCCCGGCGGCGCCATTGTTTCCTCCTGTGGCATTGGCGCCGCCACCTATTCAAGCACCACGCCTACCGGCGTGGTGGTGGTGGAACGAGACATGACCTGGAGCGCGCACGGCCCGCAAGGCAACGAATCCGCGAAGATTCGCTTCGAGGTGTTGCCGTATTTGTCGCACGGCGGCCTGGATATCGGCTGCGGGCCGTCGAAGGTCTGGCCGCACCTGATCGGCGTCGACAACCAGGCCGATACCGCGCTGTTCGGAATCCAGATGCGGCCGGACATCGTCGTAAACAACGCCGCGCGCCTGGTGTTGTTCGCCGACCAGTCCGCCGATGCGGTGTTTTCCAGCCACACCCTCGAGCACATCGACGATTGGCACCAAGCGCTGCGCGAGTGGTGGCGCCTGGTCAAGGTCGGCGGCCACCTGATCCTGTACCTGCCGCACCGCGATCTGTATCCGCGCATCGGCCAGCCGGGCGCCAACCCGGACCACAAGCACGACTTCGACCCCGATGTCATCTTAGATTTCTGCCGCCTCGCGTTTCCCGATTGGGCGCTGGTGCAGAACCAGGTGCGCAGCGAGGGAATCGAGTACTCGTTCCTTCTGGTGCTGCGCAAGGAGCCGCACGGCTCCGGCCAATCCGAGCCGTGGTCCGCGCCAAAGCCCGCCAAGACCGCCGGCATGGTGCGCCTGGGCGGCAACGGCGATGCGCTGTGGGCTGCCTCAGTGGCCGCGCACCTGCGCCGCGAGGGCTACAGCGTGACCGCCTACGTCGGCAAAAACGGCGAGGAGGTGCTGCGCCACGATCCGAACATCGATCGCCTGATCACGCTGCCCACCGGCCTGCTGTGCGACGAGGATCTGCTGAACTTCTGGGCGCACGAAGGCCCGAAGTACGACCGCTGGATCAACCTGCTGCAGTCGGTCGAGGGCCGGCTGCTGCCGCATCAATCCAACATCGATTTCTACATGCCGCAGGCCCTGCGCCATCGGCTGATGAACATCAACTATTTGGATATGGTGCACGATTTCGCCGAGCTTCCCGCCGGCAGCGCGCCGCTGCAGAAGTTTTACCCGACGGAGGCAGAGCAGCGCTGGGCGCGCGAGATGCGCGAGCGCATCGGTGGGCCGCTGGTGGTGATCTCGCCCACCGGGTCCGGCCCGTTCAAGACCTGGCCGCACGCGCAGGAGTTCATGCGCCTGATGGCGGTGGCAGGCGTCTATACCGTGATGCTCGGCGACCTCAAGGGCCTGCCGGATCTGGACCTGGTGGAAATCAAGGGCGTCGAATACGGCCATGTGGTCGGCCAGGAATGGCCGCTGCGCCTAGCGCTGGCCTATACGCTGCTGGCGAATGCCGTTGTCGCCACCGAGTCGGTATTCGCCAACGCGGTGGCGTATGAGCCGATGCCCAAGGTAATCATGCTGTCGCATTCGTCGCACGAAAACCTGACGCGCGACTGGCCGAATACCGCCGTGCTATCCGCGCCGGTGGCCTGCCATCCGTGCCACCGCATCCACAACGCCGGCAGCGCGCTGTGCACCAAGGATACCGAGACCGGGGCATCGGCCTGCATGGCGCATTACGGCCCGCACAAGGTGGCAGAGCTGGTGCTGCGCGCAATCAACGTCATTCCGGCGAAAGCCGGAATCCAGGAATTGAAGGCCGCGTGATGGCATTCTCCGAAGACCTTGCCGACTTCATCAACCTCGACACGCCGGGCAGCGTGGCCGCCACGATTGGCGCGGCTACCGTGGTGGGCCTGTTCGATGCCGACTATCGAGATGTCTTGGGCGTCGCCGGCAGCGGGCCGCAGATCGTCGTGCGCGACGTGGATATTCCCGGCATCACCCAGGGTGCTGCCGTCACCATCGGCGCCACCGGCTACACCGTCACCGCGATAGAGCCTGACGGCGGCGGGCTGACGACCTTGAAGCTGCAGGAATCCTGACGTGGCGAACCACCTGCACAAGCAGATCCGCGACGCCATCGTTACCGCCCTGACGGGGTTGACGACGACCGGCTCCCGCGTCTATGCCAATCGCCTGATGCCGCTGCCCGATGTGCTGTCGCCGAGCCTGCTGATTACGCTCGACGAGGAATCCGCGATCCCGCTGACCTTCACCGCCAATCCGATCTATGAGCGCACGTTGTCGCTGTCCGTCGCGGCGGTGGCGAAGGCGACCAGCGCGCTCGACGACACGCTGGACCAGATAAGCAAAGAGGTCGAGGCGGCGCTCGCCGGGGGCATCACCCTCAGCGGGCGCCGCCTCGACTTCACCTATGCCGGCATGAGTTTCGACGACGAGCAAAGCGACAAGCCCGTCGGCATCAAGCGCATGAGCTTCAACCTTGTCTACTCGTCCGCTGCAAATGCGCCGGATGTCCTCAGTTAAATGAAAGGAGCATTACCATGGCTGTAACCAAGTGGAGCAATGTGGCACTCGCCATGCAATCGGCGATCGCTGCCGCCAAGACCATCACAGGCATCACCTTGGCGGCCCCTGGCGTGGTATCCAGTACCAGCCACGGCTATGCCAACGGCGATTATGTGTACATCGAGGCGCAGGGCATGTGGCAGATCCATGGCCGCGTCTTCCGCGTCTGCAACCAGGCGGCGAACTCCTTTCAGTTGGAAGACGTGAGCGGCGGCACCGGCATCGATACCACGGCATTCGGCACCTTCACCAGCGGCTATGCCTACAAGCTGACCTTCGGCACCTCGATCGCGACGGCCGTGTCGATGAACGCCAGCGGCGGCAACTTCGCCATGATCGATACCACGACCATCCACGGCAATCAAAAGTCGCAAGTGCCAGGCCTGCCGGATGCGCTGTCGATGACCTTCGACAACCTGTGGGACCCGACCGACGCCGGCCAGGCGGCGATGAAGGCCGCATCCGATGCGCAGGCCAAGCGGGCGTTCAAGTTCACCTTCGGCACCGGCGGCAAGATCATGGTGTTCTCGGGCTATGTCGGCTTCGCCGGTGCGCCGGCTGGCTCGGCGCAGGACAAGATCACGACGCAAGCCGTGATCACCTGCGAGGGCACGCCGACCTACTACAGTGCGTAAGCCGTGAGCCTGGTCGACAAGCTGCGCAAGGCGCGCGAGGCGCGTGTCCTTGCCGGCGGCCATACCTTCATCGTGCGTCGTCCGACCGCGCTGGAGCTGATCGAGATCCAGTCTCAGCCGCGCGGGCGGGCGATCCTGCCCTTCGTGATCGGCTGGGAAGGCGTCAAGGAACTCGACTTGATCCCCGGCGGCGACCCGCATCCGCTGGCATTCGATGCAGATGTCTGCGCCGAGTGGCTGACCGACCGGCTGGACCTGCTGGGGCCTGTGGCCGACGGGATTTTCGAGGAATGCGCCAAGCATGTCGCGGCACTGGAGGCGGAAAGAAAAAACTGATGGCCTGGCTCGAGGCGGCGCAGATGCCCTTCGAGCCAGAGCCGTGTCCTGATGGGTCGGTGCTGACGGTGCGGGCGTGGAACCTGATGGGCGGCTTGGACTGGGCGGCGCTGCCGGTAGTGGCCGAAATGCTGGGCGTGCGTGATGTGGAAAGGCTGATTGATGGCTTGATTGCTATCAGGGAGTTTCAGAACCGGAGCAAGGATTGATGGCCGACAACAAAACGCAGATCATCATCACCGCCGAGGACAAGACGGCGGCGGCTTTCGCCTCGGCCAGGGCAGGTCTGGAAAAGTTTTCCGCAGCCTACGCCTCTCTTGGTAGCCTGGCTGGCGTCGGCGTGGTCGCCGGCCTGGCTGCCAGCGTCAAGTCGACGATCGATCTCGGCGACCACATCAACGACCTGTCGCAGAGCGTCGGCATCAGCATCAAGGACCTGGCCACCTGGACGCTGGCCGCCAATCAGTCGGGCACGAGCCTGGAATCGGTCGCCAAGGGCGTCAAGGGCCTGTCGACCTTCATGGTCGAGAACGGCGACGCGCTGAAGAAAGCCGGGATCAACGCGACCGACGCCAACGGCGCGCTGATCCAGCTCGCGGACCTGTTCAAGGCACTGCCCGACGGCGTGGAAAAAAGCGCGCTGGCCGTCAAGCTGTTCGGGAAAGCGGGGCTGGAGATGATCCCGCTGTTGAATCAGGGCAGCGAAGGCCTCAAGGAAGCCGCTGAAAAGGCCAAGAAATATGGCGAGCGCATGGCGCTGCTGGCGCCGCTGGCCGACAAGTTCAACGACCAGCTTGCCGAGATCGCATTGCAGAGCAAGGAAACCGGCCTCGCAATTACCACGGTGCTGATGCCGGGCTTGATCGGTATGGCAACGTGGTTGAACGATCTTAAGGCCGGCGGCGATCGCGCCGCCAAATCCCTGGAGTTTCTATCAGACAAGTCGCCACTGTTTGCTGGCCTGGTGAAGCTGCACGATCTGTTCAATGGCGGCCAAAGCCGCAGCCAGGGATTCAGCGGGGAAAAGAATGTGCTGGGCCTGCCGATCAGCGCCGCGGAGAAGTCGCTGAAGGACCTGCAGGCATTCGACGCGGCGACAGAATCCTACATGAAAGAGCGCGC